GATGTTCTTCACGACGTCGGTGTTGGTCAGGTCCTTGAAGTACGGTTGAGCCGTCATCCAGGCGAACAGGACGCAGCACATGGTTAGGTCATCGTTGCCATCTTCAGCCTCGTAGGAACCTGCTCTGTTGAGGGCGAACCGGGTCAGCTCGGACCTGATGTTGAAATCCGATAGGACCACCTGGTCGGTCTCCACCATGGACTTGAATGTCGAGCATCCAAGCCTCTTCACGGTCTTGGTGGTTCTCACTCCCATCTGAGCCTTGACTCCGAAACCACCGGTGATCTCGTGCTGCTTGGTCCTCACTGCTGTGGTGACCAGGTTCTCGTACTCCATGTCGTAGTGCAGGATGTCGACGATCTGGCTTCCCAGGTCGTTGGTCTCTACCAGAATATGGCAGTTGTTGTAGTACGTCGCAGCTTCCATTATGTACTTCGGGTAGACGATGGCGTGGACGTTGTTGTTCCTGAACGTGCAAACCACCCGATACGGAACCTCAGTGACGTCGAACACGACGAAGGCGGAGTAGTCGAGCCCACCTCCGTGCGCAGTGTCGACGACCATCATGTAGCTCCTCTCACGACTGGCAACTTCGAAGAACTTGAAGCCATCCTGCGTCTCGTGGATGGGATCCCGATCGGTGAGCATGCCGAGCTTAGCACCTGAGATGAGGGTCATGGACGAACCCAGGAACTCGGTGTTGAACTCCTGGTTGAAGCCCCACTCTCCGAGCTTGGCGATCATGTCCTCTCGCCACTTGTCGTTTCGTCCCGGGATCTGGGTCCAGTGGACCTCTATCGGCTTGAAACCATTCTTCTTCCGCTCTGCCTCGTCCCAGATCTTGTAGAACTTGTTCAGTCCCTTGGGAGTCGATGCGATGAAGACCTTGGTGGTCGTTCCGGACGAGATGGTCGGAAACACGGCGTTCCAGAACTCCTCCTGGATCTGGTTCGGCACGATGGCGAACTCGTCGAGGAAGAGGGCGTTGATGGCGTAGCCACGGATGGCAGCCGGTGATGTGGAGTTTGAGATGATGCGGGAACCGTTCTCCAGCTCGATGGACGTCCTGTTCCAGCTGGTCACTCCCTGTTGCATCCAGACGGGAAGCTCGAGGTAGGACGTCTTGATCCTCTCAACGATCTCGATGGCGGTGGAGTGCTTGTTGGCCAGGATGGCCGCGGTGTAGTTCGGGTTGAACAGAACGCACCACAGGAGGTACGCTGAGGTGGTCTGGGTCTTGCCAGACTGGCGTCCGATCTTGGTGATGACGAACCTCTCGCCCGCGTAGGCTCGGATCAGGTCCTCCTGCCAGTCCCACATGTCGAACGGTATGATGCCGCGATCGAGGGAGTTGATCTTGACGTAGGTCCTGATGAAGTAGATGGGATCCTTGATGCACTTCACGTACTCCGTGATCTGCTCTTCGGTGAATCTGATCTCGATGCCGGGCCTCTTGTAGCCCTCCTTCGTCAGGTACTCCTTGTTATTGTCCATTTTCTGGATCTTCCTTCTTCATTTGTCGGGTGGTCGTGACGACTCCCTGATCCTGAAGAAGCTTCTGAAGCTGGTCTGTGGTCACCACCAAGGTGTTGTTTATCGTTCTGGGTCCTTCATCAGCTTCTGTACCCTTCAAGTCCTTAGCGCGCTTGGAGAGTTCCAGGAGATCCTTGTTCGAATCGACGATAGCTTTCACCAGTGTGGCGACGACCTCGTAGGCTCGGGGAAGCTGGGACTGCTGGGCAAGGGAGATCTGCTGGTCGAGAGCCTCCGTGGCCTTGGTGATGGTGTCGATCACCGTAGCCCGAGCAAACTCGTAGTCCTCGTCAACCGCGTCGCTGATCCTCTCGGGTCTGTCGATGGTCGCCGGAGGCGCGAACACCTCCAACTCAGAGTCGATGTTGAGGGAATCCGCGAGAGGGTCCCTCGGCTTGTTAGTCATGGCGAAATTTTACTCCACGTAGGTCTCAGTGATGTAGCCGTAGGTGTCGTTCCAATCGATGTCCGAGTACGGCATTGTCTCGGAGGGATCGCTGGTGGGTTCTCCGTCAGCAGTCAGTCCAGGCGTGACGATGACACCTCCATCTATGATCCGATCACCGTCCCTGTTGACGGCTCCGACACGGACGATGGACTTCTTGATGATCTTGTCCTTGTGCACCGGCCCGAAGAGGTAGCCGAGCATCTTGAACGATAGGGTGTAAGTGATGTACCGGATCGAATCGTAGTTTCCCTCCCAAGTGTCCTCAAGGTCGATGGGGTTGAGGATGGTTGGGATGTCAACGATGACTTCAGGATCGTCGATGAGCTTCACCGTGGCCGTCCAGTCCGGGGTGAAGAACGGAGCGATCTGCTCGACGATCTTTGGACCGTCCGCAGCGTTCTTGACAGTGACTTGCAGCTCGAAGTTGAAGGTGTACGGCACCGGGTTGAAGACGTTGGGAACGACGTTCTTGCTTCCAGGTCCCGGACGCTTTCCGATCCACCTGTTGAGGGTGTTGAGGTGTCGATTGCCATCGTAGTAGAACGATACCAGCTTGAATGTCATTATGGGCAGCACCGCCGCCCACGGTCGATCGAGGTTCGGATCGGAGTTGACCCTCGCGAGGGCTTTCTCCCTTGGACCGTACATGATCGGAACCCTGAACTGAGAAGTAGTGTTTCCATCACCGTCCTGACGAGTGATGTGGATGTCGTTGAACAGGGTCCCGAACAGGCTGATGTACTTCCTGGTCAGGTTGTGGTCGAAGTGGTAACCGAAAATTTCACTGTTTCCTTTTCTTCATAGAAGCAACTCGCTTAGCTATGGTCTCCGGACTCTGTTTTCTTCCTAGCGCAGCTTGTCTCATTTTCTCGCGAGCTTCAAGACTTCTTTTCTGACCCTTGAGCTTTTCAACTCTGTTCGCTATGACAGAAGGGTCCTGCTTTACACCTTTCAGTTTTGAAGGTTTGCCGGTTAGAGCAGCAGTTATCTTAGCACTCTTCTCCGACGATTGAGGTCTTCCTTTTCCGGCTTCGGAAATCTTCTTCTTAGCTTCTTCAGTATGTTTGACGCCAAACATTGGATTATTCTCTCCAGCTTGGCGAGTAGACATGAGAGCTTTCGTGTCCTCTCTGTGCTTTCGTCCTAGCATGGATGGATTACGATAGAGTTTTCCATCGAAGAATGAACCGTTCAACCACTCATCGTTGCTCACCACGCGCAATCGACGAAGAACTTTGCATTCCCATAGAACAGCTTCTTCTGGCGTCTTAAAGGTTCGGCGAACCTCGACATCAAAGCTATCTGGGCCGTATCTTTCAATGAGGTCTACAACTTTGAAGCTTGAAGTGAAGTAATTCGTCCAGAGGTCATTCGGATGGCATCCTTCTGCCCACTTGACTCCGTAGTATTTCTTTCCTGTCGGACGATGAAACAGGTAGTATGTGAAAGGCGTGGTCACTGGCAATTCTCCTTGCCAGTATTTATAGACTTTAGATGCTTAATACGTTCCGTCAGGACTTACGAACGGGTCGATGCAGGTGAAGTCGAGGATCTCCTCTCCCTGCTCCTGGAAGATGTCGTTCATGGCTCCGAGGTCCACCTCACCCTGGTTGACCTGATCCTCCAGCTGTAGCGGAAGGTCGTTGAGCTCGTCGCTGACAGAACTTCCGGTCTCCTGGAGAACTCCGGTGTTGGCGATGTTGATGTTGTACCTGCTTCCGAGACCATCGATCTCTGGGATTCCTGTCTCGAAGCGCTCACCCGAGTACTCGAACAGCTCGCACTTCAGTTCCCACACCTGCAGGGCCCCAGCTTGGTAGAAGACGGACTCGTGCTCGACGAAGCTGATCCTAAAGAGCTTCCTGTTCAGCGGAAAGTAGACGAGGTCGCCCTCGTTCGGCCTGGTGTACGTTTCCTGATCACCGACCTCGGACTGCCAGGTACGACGAGCAACAACTAGGGTAAAGTTGTCCCTGATCTCCGATCCGAGCCCGCTCAGGAAGTCCCCGTGTCCACCAAACCCAGTGGACGGATTCTTCACGTACATCTCGATCATGACGGCCCGATCGTAGTAAGACTGAGCATCTTCCTGGTAGGTCGGATCGTAGTATCCTATGCGTCTAGGGAGGTAGAAAAAATCCACTCCAAAGATGTTGATGAACTCCATCGAGAGCTCCTCGAACAGTCTCTGCTCGGTGGCTTCGTTGTAGTTAGACTGAAAGTAGAAGTTGCTGGCCACTTAGCCACCCTGCCCGAGCTTGATGATGTCCCTGGCCTGCGATATGAGCAGGGCTAGGAAGCCGATGCACACGGTGCCCCAGTCGGCGAGCTGCTTCGGTACCTCACCGCCTCCGATCCAGATAGCGGCAGCCGATCCCAGGATTCCCAGGATGATGAGGAGGGACACGACGTATCCAGCCCAGCCCACGGCGACTGTGAACTTCCACCGGTCCTTGAGCAGTGGATCGCTTGCCTCGGTGCTCATGTCGCTTGCGCCTTCCTTCTCTCCCAAGAAGCCCTGATCCTATCGGACTGCAGGGCCCTCTCCTCGGGCGTCCTCTTTCGGCGAGGCTTACTCAGCTTCGCCCTGTGTTCCTCAGTGAGCTTGCGTCCCTTCTGGGATTCGCTCATCCGCTTCCTGGTCTCGTCAGAAGCTTTCTTTCCCGTGTTCCTCGGGTTGTCGGCGGAGTGGAGCTTCGATATGATGGAAGCTCTCTCCTCATCGGTCCTCTCGACCCACATCCTCTTCGAAGCCTCTGATAGCTTCCTGGAGTACTCCTCACCGGAGGATGGGACGTACCTGTCCTCGATGGGTGATCGTCTTGCCCAGGTCTCGGCCAGGGTCTTCCTCTGCTTCTCAACCGTCTCGGGAGCTCTCGTCGAGCCCCTCGCCCTCTCGTACACTTTCTCCATCTTGGCTCGGACCTCAGGAGAGTTCATGACCTCCTTGGTTCGGTGGCTGATCTTCTCTGAGACGGTCTTCACGTACTCTGGGTACATAGCAGACCAGTGATTAGCATCACCGACTTTCATGTTGTAGTATCGAGTTTTCAACTCCTCCGGTTTTATCATCTTGAGGTACCGGCTCTCTTCGATCAGCAGTGACTTCTTGTCAGTGAAGCCTCTCTTGATGATCCGACGCTTGAAGTCTTCGGGACGGCGTTCTCGTGCTCGTCTCATCCACTGAGAAGAGCATACGTACCCGTCGTCCTCCGTTCCCCAGTGCGATCCGACGTAGTATCGCTTGTGCTTCCTGTCGAACCAGATGTAGACGAAGCCGTACTTTTCCATAGTGTGCATCCTGTTGTTGATGCACCTATTTATATGAAAAGTGGCTAGATCATCCGACAAACATCTCCGGCGGAGTCGAAAAAGTGTAGATCATCTCATCCTCGAGCTTCTTCCGCTCTGCGACGGCATCGTTGTAGATCTTCTCGCCGTTGAACCTCATTCCGGAGACGAGCTGACCGTCCACGAACTTGGTGAGAACGGAGCCCCACTGCTCCTTGACCAGCACAGTAGCGTAGTTCTGCAGCCACCTGTCCGACCAGATGTCAGAGTACTCGTCCTTGTTGAGCTTCCGGTAGGTCTCGAACATGAGGTACTCGCCGATGGCCGGCTTCTCCCAACCCATTCGCACGTAGACCCTGTCAGTGTGTCGGTTGAAGTCGATGGGTTGCTTTCCGACCAGGATCTCCTGAATGAGCGCGAGGTGCTCCATGGTCAGATAGTAGGGAACCATGGAGACTGACGTCAGGTTGTACAGGTCGTTGAGGGCGATCTGGTACCTGATGTTGAAGATGTCATCGGATCGCATCGACGGATCACCGATCGGGTAGATCCTGGTGATGCCGATGATGCCGGCCTCGGGAGGAAGTTGGATGTATCCGTTGTCCTTATCCTCCTGCGTCACCTGGTGCTTGAAGAAGTACTTCTCGATGCCGTCAAAGTGGTAGTCGTAGTAGTACTGAAGCGCTTCGTCGATTCGGTCCTCGACCTGATCGTCATCGACGTTTATCTGGATGACAGGTGCACCCAGCTTTCGAAGGCAGTAAGCCTTGAACTCGTTCCTAGTCGTTGGAAGTGCCACTGGTTATCCTCGTTGCCCTGAGTGCTGACGGGTTGGTCACCCGGGTGACCGTCCACTCGTTATTTATCGGGAAGCGAGAGGCTCTAAGCTTGTCTTCAGAAGCTACTCTCGCGACGGTGAGACTAACGTCAGACGGAATCCTGGTGGTCGTTGGCTTCGATCCGTGGTCGATGGACCTGATGTAGAACCTAGATGGAGCGAACACGAACAGGTTCGCGTCTGTCCAGAACTCTATGTGAGTCTCACCACCGATCTCGGAGACGGTCCTTCCGTCAGCGATCGCTGTGAAGGTGATGTTGGATTGGGCAGACGCCTCGCCGGTTCCGGCAAGAGTTACGTTCTCGGTGAAGGCGACTGCGGTAGAGCCCGAGGAGAGACCGGTTCCCTCTATCCCGGCAGTTCCCTCGAGCTGGAACGAGGAACTGCCCTGCACGATGGCGGTGATGCCGTTCGGTCGAGTGGAGAAGACGATCGAGCTTGTTCCTGCGGCTCGGCCGGTTCCGATGACTAGAGCTTCGCTTTCGAAGGATAGCTCGGAGGTGCCAGAGGCTCGTCCGGTTCCTACGATCTGAGTGTCTCCCGACCAGGAGAGACCTGAGGTTCCGCCGCTTATACCCCGACCCTGGGTGGATGCCGCAATCGAGAACGAGATTCCAGCCGTTCCCGAGATGAGTCCCGTTCCGACGAGGGAAGACGAGGCGGAGAAGGAAATTGACGCTGTGCCATCGATCTTGCTGGTGTCGAAGTCCGCAGAGACCGAAAAGCTGATGCTCGTCGAGCCAGAGATGGGGGCGATTCCACGGAGGGCCGCGCTGTCCGAGAACACTACTGCGCTGGAGCCGGAAACTCGTCCAACTCCAACGACTGCTGACTCTCCAGAGAACGTCAGAGCTGACTGGCCGGTGACCCTTCCAGTTGCCACGACTGCAGAAGTCGCGGAGAACGAGATGGATGAGGAACCTTCTAGCTTGCCAGCGCCTGCGAGGTTCGCGCTGCTCCCAAACGCGATGAAGCTCTGACCGGAGATCGTTCCCGTCGCGACGATGCTCGCAGAGCTACCGAAGGAGATCAGGTTCGCAGCTGATACACGCCCGGTTCCAGCGATGGAGGCGGACTGGCTGAAGGTGATCGAGTTGGCACCGGCGACCAAGCCGATTCCCACCAGGTTGGCGTCGGACGTCCAGGATAGCCCAGAGGAGCCTGAGACCTGAGGCCTTACGCTCGCCGATCCGGAGAAGGCGATGCTTGTCGCTCCGGAGAGCGGGACGAGCACGGTGAGGAATGCTGACTGGTTGAACTGGATCGAGCTGGAACCAGATGCGCGGCCGGTTCCCACCAACTTGGTAGAGTCGCTGAATGCGATAGAGTTGACAGCAGAGATCCTGCCGGTGCCCACCAGGGAGGCTGACTGGTTGAAGGCGATCGAGTTGGCACCGGCTATCCTACCGGTTCCGACCAGCTTTCCTGACTGGCTGAAGGTTACAGCGGTGGAGCCGGCGGCAGTGGCAATTCCCCTGAGGTTCGCTGCCTGCGAGAACGTAATCGTCGCCGATCCAGAGATGGGGCTTAAGTCAGAGGCTGAACGGTAGACGAACGCAAGCTGCTGCCGATCGCCCAGGGTGAGCGTACCCGGAAGTGGAAGCGCCGTCCTCCAAGGAGATCCAGGGAAGACGGCGCTAGAACGTTTGTCTACGCTGTTGATCGCCATCAGGCTCTCCCTTACGGACCTGAGCCGAGCTCACCTCGAGTGAACGTCGTGCCGTCGTCGGACACTGTTGCCTTCTGGTCGACGGTCGTGCCATCGTCAGCGAACAGTGAGAACGTGGATGCAGTCTGCGTCACCTTGTTGCGGAGCGCTTTGTAGATGTAGTTGATCTTCGCGGCAAGTGTCGTCGTAGCGGCCGGAACGCCCTGTCCGGGTTCTGCGTAAGTGTCTACACTGAGAGCGTCGACCACTTCAGCATTGATTTGGGCTGTTGACGGTAGGTCCGCGATAGCCTTACCGGTGCTTCCTGCGATGGTGTGGTCAGAAAGATTTTCATCCCACACCGACCAAGCGATGTCACCAGGAGTGTCACCGTGCGATAGGACAGCGTAGGTCGAGGTAGCGTCCGGATTGGTGACCCATGCCGACGCGATGGTAAGAACCTTCGTCGTGCCGTCATAGCCTGTGGTCGGCTTAGCCTGTCCTGCACCGGTGCCTCCGGTGATGAC